AAATCTTTTCTTTATAAAACCGAAAAAACTTGCCACCGTGATTCAAATTTCCTTCTTCACTCACACAATTGCATTGCAATTGATAAACATGAATTAATTCATGTGCAAGAGTATGAAAAATCTCAAATTCATTTTTATGTTCCTTAGCAATTAAAACAATCTTAAAAGCCACCGGATAAAACCATGCCCTAGCTTGTGCATTCTCTTTATCTTTAGCTTTATTGATAATTCTCAATTCCTCCAGATTAATCGAGTTTCCGAAAATTTCCCGATTAATCTGTTTGGCCCAAGCCCACAATTGTTTTTTATCTGTTTTCATTTTATCCCCATTTAATTAACTTAAAGAAAGTCAATACGCGAAGAAAAAGTATTAATAGACACGTTGGGGTATATTTAATAAGAAAATTAATCATGATATTAATAAGTAAACATATTCAGAATGCGAATGCGATCGTGCTCGGGATTAGTAAGGTTATCAACCAGAGCATCTTTACATGCTTTATATTCATTATAAGCAATTACATTGCTTGCAAAAGATTTATTAATCTCTTTCACGAGTTTCTTTGCAGCGACAATTTCAAAACCGCCAACTGCACCACGAATCATTTTTTCAAGCTTGGTCATTTCAGTTTCCTTTAAAAATTGATTTCAGAACAGCAATTGTAACATCAAACAACGAAACATTGCAAGGCCGAATTTTATTAAACTTAGCTAATTCTTGACGTTTACGAATTGGCAAACTAAAAGCACTATTATCAGTAGTCCAGACGAAATTGGGTTTAGTAGCATTAACAAGAGCCAAATTTGCATCATATTCGTTTTTCATTTCAGTTCCTTATTGAGTTATCCGATGAGTTCATTCTACAGGAACAGCAGAACAATGCAAGCGTATTTTTCGCGTGGTCACAAAATATTTGCAGATAAATCGCTTGACAGTCTATAGGCTGCTATGGTAAAATCGGCGCCAACCCCATTAAAGATTTTTATGTGCCCATAAAAATATTTTGCTACCATTCCGCGCGAAGCGCGGGTACGCTTCGCGGCGCTAAGTCCTTGATTCTAAAGGACTTTTTTCTTTTCTAAGTCCTTGATTCTAAAGGCTTTTTTCTGGCACGATCCTTGGTAGCCAAGAACCGTGCCAGGTTTTAATTAGAATTGATTATCCCATTTATTATGCAATCTTGCATAAGCCTCATTCAGAATTAAAGAGATATTATAAATCTCTTTTGAATCTCTATTTGCAGGAGGTTTATCTATATAAGATGTTGACATAATAAAGTAACGAGGCATTGAATCACATATAACTGTAACCAATTCCGCTGCTGTTTTAACACAGCCAACATATGCATTCGATATCTCATTCGTTTGCATATCTTGAAATTCAATTCTCATGAACATGATTTATTCCTTATTAACCGAACATTGAATGGCGAGGCATAACAACATTATGACCAGATTCGGCAGCCCAGGCAGAACCAGAAGGAGTGAATGCAGGAGCATCAAGGTTCTGATTTTCCCAAGAAAAAAACTCATCCTTAAAACCAGTAGACTTCAAACCGCGACCCGTAACCGCCAGCATTTCGTTGTTGTTCATTTCATTTCCTTAGTGAGTTATCCGATGAGTTCATTCTACAGGAACAGCAGAACAATGCAAGCGTATTTTTCGTGAGGTCACAAAATATTTGCAGATAAATCGCTTGACAGCCGGATAGACTGTCTGGTATAATTGGCGCCCCATTTAAGATAAAAGGATACGAATATCCTTTTATGCTACTGTTAAAAGCCAGCTTTCGCTGGCTTCATTTACTGCTGCACGATCATGTTACCATTGTGATCAAAGAAGCCGTTATCTTGTGCCAAGTGCAGAAGCTTGATAGTGGAGCTAAGATCTTCACCAGTCAATTGACGTAGGAGGATGCAAGCCTGAAGCTTAGAGATCTTACCTTGAACATACAGATTAAGTGCCATTGTTTCAGCATGGTTAGAACAGTAAACAGTTTGAACGATTTGCATTTCATTTCCTTAGTAAGTTATCGATGTAGTTATTCTACATGAATAGTAAAAGAATGCAAGCTTATTTTAATCTGATCGAAAATATATTTGACCATGCAAGAAGCATGCCGGCTACGGGGGCGGTTATTAGACCTTGACTTTCCAAACGCTCACAGGCCCACCCCCGCGTAAAACTTTAAAATTTACCAAGAATACTTCAATTAAGTGCTAGAATTGACCCCAAATTGCCCAAATCTTCTCACCCCAACACAGAATTGCCCAAACTTTAAAAATTGTTTTCAATTTACTAAGCCTATAAAATTAGATTGATTTTCTTCTATCCTTGTGTTAGACTTTACACATTATGAAAATTTATCAAACTTCCCCTTATGTCCAAACCTAATGAGTTGGTCCCTATATCTCCCGAAGCTCTAGAGATATTGAATGTATACTTGCAGACGCAAGATATTAACGCTACTGCTAGAGAGCTGGACATACATCCCACACAAGTCTCGCAATACCTTAGAAAATCAGAAGTCAAGAACTACCTAGATCATGTTTACCTTAGTGCTGGGTATCGTAACCGCGATAAATTAGCTCTTGCATTCGACGACCTCATTGAGAAGAAACTAGAAGAAATGATGGAAACCGGTTTAGGGTCTACTAAAGATATTTCTGAGCTATTAATGATGCAGCATAAAATTCGTATGGAAGAATTAAAAGCTATGGCTGATATTGAAAAAATTAGAGAAGGTAGCATACGTAAACAAACAAACGTACAAATTAATACTGGTGGCTCACCGTATGGAGAAGGCCAGTATGGTGCTTTACTAGGTCAGCTTTTATCTCAGTAACTCGCTAGAGTATATAAAATTATTGGTCCTAGACGTATAAGTCGCTAGAACCTACTTGTTAATGGGTGAACCGAGCCTGCAGCTCTTTCCTAGTGCCTTTACACTGGGATAGCCCTACCAATAAAAGTCTTAAAGGAGACAAAATGGTTGTTGATGAAATTTATGATGTGTTAGTTTCACGGTTTGGGGTTGGTGAAGTGTTTTTACCTAAGTGGGGTAAAACTAGAGCAGAGCCAGTACTATGGAAAGACTTTATTACTAAGTCTCTTGAACTAGAAACTGCAGATGAGTTAGCAAAGTATTGTGGTTATATTGATGCCCCGTGTGCTAAAGATGCTTTACGTAGAAAATATCCATCTATTATAAAAAATAAAGATGGTAGAGCATGGAAAGGGTACCTGTTAAGTATAATAGATAAAAAAGAGTGCACTATTTGCAAAAATGTTTTAAATACTGATCAGTTTTCGAAAGATAATAGTAATAAGGATGGTCTTCAAGTTAAATGCAAAAGCTGTGCTACTACTAGTTTTAAATTATTTTATGATATAAATAAGGAAGAACTATCCTTAAAGAAGAAAGAGTATAGGAAAGCTAATCCAGAACTAGATAAAGCTTATAATGCTAAGCGTAAGGCCTCTATACTACAAGCCTCACCACAATGGGCAAACCAGGATGAAATAAATAGAATATACAAAATGTGCCCAGAAGGTCACCATGTAGATCACATAGTTCCATTACAGAATAAACTAGTATGTGGATTGCACTGTGAGTTTAATCTACAACATCTTCCTATTAAAGAAAACTTAAGCAAAGGAAACAGGTTCGAAGTATGTTAAAAATTAGTCGTAACGATATTTCCTCTACGGAAATTACTGAGTTTCCTGTCGAGGATAGATTTATTAAACTGCCTATTAAAAAATATGTTGATTTACTGGGTATAAAACTTAATGGGCCACAAATAGCACTAGTTAACGCGTTAAATAATCCTAAATATAGATTTGTAGTAGGAGCAGTATCTAGACGCGTTGGAAAGACTACTATATGTAATATAATCGGACAGCTAATAACATTAGTTCCTAATTCTCATGTATTAATTATGAGTCCTAACTATGCACTCTCGTCAATTTCATTTGAAGAACAACGTAAACTAATTAATCATTTCAAATTAGAGGTCGAACGCGATAATGCCAAGGATAGAATCATAGAGCTAAAAAACGGTTCTACAATTCGGATGGGATCTGTATCTCAGGTTGACTCAGTAGTTGGCCGATCATATGACCTTATCTTGTTTGATGAAGCGGCACTAACGTCAGACGGGCAAGAAGCCTTTGAGATAGCGTTGCGCCCCACACTTGATAAACCTAGTGCTAAAGCAGTTTTTATTTCAACGCCTCGTGGTAGAAACAATTGGTTTAGTACTTACTGGCACTACGGTTTCAACTCAATACCAGCATTCGCTAGATGGGCTAGTATCCACGCTGACTACCGTGAGAATCCTAGAGCTAGTGAAGATGACATTAATGAAGCTCGTGCAACTATGCCGGCTTCGCGATTCGCTCAAGAGTTTGAGGCTAGCTTTAGTGTGTTCGAAGGACAGATCTTTAAGTTTGACCATAAGTGTATCATGTCGGTGGATAAATGGGAACATCTTGAAAGAATTATGGGACTTGATATCGGTTTCAAAGATCCTACCGCCATGCTCGTTTTGGGGTATGACTACGATTCTCAGGTCTTCTATGCCCTAGACGAATTTCAGCAAGCAAATATGACCACAGATCAGTACGCCGTAGAATGCAAAGCTCTAGAAGATAAGTATGATGTACAGATGATCTTCATTGATTCTGCTGCACAACAGACTCGCTACGATTGGGCTGTAAACCATGATATTTCTACAATTAATGCAACTAAGTCCGTGCTGGACGGGATTGCATATGTTCAGATGATTGTCGAGCAAGGAAAACTAATTGTGGACCCCAAATGTACACATCTTCTAGCAGCACTAGACCAGTTCCGCTGGGACCCAAAGGAAACTCTGATTACTGAGAAGCCAGTACATGATAAATATTCTCACATGGCTGATGCTTTGAGGTACGCTCTGTACAGCTATCGTTCTAATGTAGGAAGTTTCTGATGGTAGGAAAATTGAATTGATTTTATATTTTGTTTATCGTATAATACTGAAAATGAGGAATATAAAAATTGGCTGCAAATAAAAAAGAAGGTGAGCTTAAACGGGACGAAATAAAGTATGTACGCGATAGAGCTAAAGCTAGGTATCCGAAGGGTACTTGTTGTGCTATCTGTGATACTACTGAGAACCTAGAGTTTCACCACTACTCGTCCCTTACCCTACTATGGGAGAAGTGGAAAGTTACTACCGGTATCTCTATTGATGATGTTGATGACGTGATGTTCCATCGTGATACCTTTATTGCTGAACATGAAAAAGAGTTATACGAAGATGCAGTTACACTATGTAATGGTCACCATGTAAAACTACATACAATCTATGGAGCCAAGCCAGCACTTCATACAGCAGCAAAACAAGCTAACTGGGTTAAAATTCAATACGGTAAGTTGCATAAGGAGTAAAGATGGGACTTAAGTCTTGGATTATAGAAAAATTTAACCCCGCACAGGCCGAGATCGCTAGAAATGAGGGTGACAGTATTTATGCAGATAATACTATCACCTTTGAACAAGCGTATGACGCCCTAACTACTGTTAGACGTGCTGTTGATATGATTGTTAATGGAGCATCTAGCTTCGATGTAGACGTAAAAGAAAAGATAAATGGCCTAGTAACACCAACAATTGGTACTAGAAAGGCTAAAGTAGAAAACCTACTTAATTTTCAGCCTAATCCATATATTGATACTAATAAATTTCGTAGACTTATTTATATAGATCTAGTGCTGACTGGTAATGCGTTTATATACTATGATGGTGTATATCTCTATAATCTACCGGCATCTCAGATGGAAATCTTAACAGATCCTTTAATTTATGTAAAGGGCTACAAGTATAATGGCATTATAGACTTTAAACCTAGTGAAGTATTGCACATATCAGATAATTCTAGTACTTCTATATACATGGGAACTTCTAGGCTTAAATCGACTACTGATACTTTAAAGGTACGCAGTGATATGACTGCTTTCCAAGGTAACTTCTTCAAGAATGGAGCAGTACCTGGGCTTGTGATCAAGAGTCCAAACGTACTTGGTGATAAGATTAAAGCTCGTATGATAGAGTCTTGGCAGTCACAGTACTCTCCAACTAAGGGTGGAAAAAGACCCCTAATTTTAGATGGCGGACTAGACCTAGATAAGATTACAGATGTTAACTTCCGTGAATTAGATTTCAAAGATTCAATAACTTCTAAAGACTTAGAAATTCTAGTAGCTTTAGGAGTTCCAGAGGTACTTATAAGTTCTGGTAATAATGCAAATATCACCCCAAATCTCAGACTCTTTTATATGGAAACAGTTCTACCCCTAGTTAGGATGGTAAATTCTGGTTTCGAAAGATTCTTTGGTTATGATCTTGAGCCAGAAGCTTCAAAAGTTTCAGCAGTGCAACCAGATTTAAAAGATGAAGCTATGTATCATAGCACACTTGTAAATGGCGGAGTAATTAGTCCAAACGAAGCAAGGGCTGAATTAAGATACGATGCCAAAGCTGGGCATGATGACCTACGTGTACCTGCAAATATTGCTGGTAGCGCAGCTGGTGAACCGGGTGGAGGAGCCCCTAAAAAAGATGCAGATAAATAAGAAATTTGAGCTTATCTCTGGCTTCTCTATTGAGAAAGCTGGAGAATCAGATGAACTTCGTATTGTTGGCTATGCCAATACTACTACGAAAGATAGAGTTGGTGATGTTGTAGCAATGGAAGCATGGACTAAGGGTGGTATTGATAACTACAAACTAAATCCAATTATCCTAGCTTTTCATAATCACTCTAGACCAATTGGTGTAGCAGAGTCCTTATCCATAGATGACAAGGGTTTAAAGATTACTGCTAGAATCAGCAAAGCCGCTGGAGAAATTTACCAGCTAGTACAAGAAGGAATCTTAAAAGCTTTTAGCATCGGATTCCAAGTTAAGGATGCAGATTACGATAGTGCTACTGATATTTTCGTAATTAAAGATCTAGAACTACTTGAAGTTAGTGTAGTTTCTGTTCCGGCAAATCAGGATAGTCTATTCTCAGTCTCTAAAGGCTTTGATAGTGAAGCTGATTACTTAGAATTTAAAAAATCATTTAACCCACCAGAGGAAAACCTAGAAGAAATTGCTAAAGAGCAAGAGACTCAGGAACTCCCCGAAGTAGAAACACAAAAGGAAGAAGAAATTATGGATAAAGACGAACTACAAAAGATGATTGCAGAAGCTACCGCAGCTGCTGTAACTAAAGGTATTGAAGTTGGTCAGTCAGGTGCTGAGAAGCTACTAGCTGATGCAGAAAAACGCATTAAAGATGCAGAAGCAGCTGGTGCAGTAAACCTAAAAGCTGTTGACGATCTACGTGCTGCTCTAGCAGAGAAAGCAACTGAAATCGAAGCTCTACAAAAGAGCAAAATGCAATTTGACGAAAAAGCAACTGGTGACAAAATCAGCTATGCTGAAAAAGAAGCTGCTGTACTTATGGCTAAGGCTACTAATAAAGGTATCACCGAAACCTCCATTTTCCGTGACCTAGTACAAAAGTTCGGTGCTCATATTCCTAGTGCAACTTGGGAACTTGAAGTTTCTACTAATATGCAAGACGAAATTCGTCGTGCTCTAATTGTTGATCCTATCTTCAATAAGAATATTAGCATGAATAACCCCGTTATGCGTCTACCAGTCAACCCTGAAGCAGGGTATGCTAACTGGGTACTAGAAGCTGGCTATAAGGCTGCTACATCTAGTGGTACTGCTCAGAACCACGTTGTAAAAGAAATCAACCTAACTGCTTATAAACTAGCAACCAAGGAATTCCTAGGTACTGAAGAAGAAGACGATAGCATTATTCCTCTACTACCTATCATCCGTGACGCTATTGTTCGCAGAACTGCAAAAGCATGGGATCTAGCTCTACTACGTGGTGCTGGTGCTGGTGCTGACCCCATTAAAGGTATTATCACAACCGCTGCTGGTGGTGACATTATCTCTGGTGGTGCTGGTCTAGCTAAAGCCACTATCCAGAAGATGATTGATATGCGTCGTGCCCTAGGTACCCGCGGTCTTAATCCTTCAGAACTAGTTTTCGTTGTTTCTAATGATGTTTACTACGATCTACTAGACGATACCTCTTTCCAAACTATGGATAAGGTTGGTACTCGTGCTACCCTACTAACTGGTCAAGTTGGTTCTATTGCTAATGTTCCAGTTGTACTAAGTGGTGAATTTGAAGCTAAGGCTGCCACCAAGATTGGTGCTGTTCTAGTTAATCAAAATAACTTCCTAGTTGGTCGTTACAAAGGACTACGTGTTGAGTCTGATTATTCTGTAGAAAATCAACAACGTCTAATCGTTGCTTCACAGCGTCTAGGATTCCAACAAATCTCTAGCGTTGAAGGTAACGGTGTTTCAGTATTCCGTTGGACAGCCTAATCTTTAGGTAATTATATAGATGGGGGCTTCGGCCCCCATTTTGCTATATATTACGCGTAGTATATAGCAAAATAAACAAGCAATAAGGATACCTATGGTAGATACTGAAGACACCGATTTAAAAAAGGATATGTTAGATGCTTTAGCTACTATTCAAGATCCTGGGCAACGTATAGTTTTAATGTTACTTATGAGAAGTATGGATAATATATCACATAAATTAGATAAGGTACTATCTGATGAAGCTAAAATTAAACATATAGTACTTAATGGGCATTCGGATGCTCATGATGCTCACCATAAGTGGGTAGATGAGCAAATAGCTAAAAAAGTAGAGCACACAGAATCATTAGATTTTATTAAAGCTAGAAGAAATAATGGTGGACTCTGTGAGTTCGCAAAAAGAAAAGTAGAAGAAGAAAAAGCACTTAATGCTAGTAAAAGAAAAATAAGTGAAGGTATTGTAGAAAAAATACTAGTAGCTGTTTTAATGTTCGTAGCAGGTGTTTGGGCTTCTATACATTTACCATTATGAAAAAAAGTTGGTATTTTAAGCCAAGAAATTGTTTAACATATGCTATTAGTATGTGGATTAAACATGGTGGTTACATAAAAATGCGTAAGAGTTTAATTGCTGAGCTGCATGGCTGTGGTAAGTACCATATATTAAATCTTGTACCACATTTTTTACATCAAACCAAAGAAGGTAAAGTAACACAACTAGTTCGTACAAAAGAAGAAAACATTAAAGCTAAAAAATTTGGACCATTTCTAGATTGGTTATGGTTATGGCATTTTAATGGAGAGATTGTAGAAGAGGATGTACAATTTACGGGGGGAACTAATGAATATAATATTAAGACCTAATATTTTTGTTAGAGGTATGGATGCTCTCAGTCAGCTTGCAAATGTATTTTTATTTAATGGTAATGCCAATGACTCTGTTAGTGGTAGAGCATTTAAAGAATCATGGAAATTGGAAAAAGTTATTAATTTTGTATGTTTTTGGGAACCAGAACACTGTAAACTAGCATACTATACAGATTTAGCTCGTGCTAAAACTATGGTATATGAGGAAGAAAATAAATGAAAGTAGAAATTTTAGAAACTAAACTAAGTAGCCATGGATTTTATGCAGAAGCTGGAGATAGACTAACAGTTACTGATGAAGTTGGATTAACTTGGTGCCAAAACGGCTGGGCGAAGGACCTTTCAGGTCAAATCGGCCAATCCGATAGAGTTGTAACAGATAGTACAATTAATCCAACCGATATGTCTATAACAGTTTTAGGAGAATCAGCTAATGGCTAAATATCTACACCCAACCGCAGTACTAGACGGACTTCTAGACAAAATTGCTACTGGTACTATTATGACAGTATGTTCCGCACAACCAACTACACGTACAGAGGCAGTTACAACTTATGCTTTAGCAGATGTAGTAATGGCAGGTGGTGACTTCACAAAGGCTAATGGTGATACAAATGGTCGTAAAGTTACTGTGGCTCAAAAAGCAGCAGTACCTATTGATGCTAGTGGAACTGCTACACACGTAGCAATCTGTGATGGTACTAATGTACTGCTAGTTACTACTTGTACTTCTCAGGCTCTTACATCTGGTGGTACTGTAACAATTCCTACCTTCAAGTGTGAAACTAGTGATCCTACTTAATTTATGTCTTTGTTAGAAGAACTAACATCCGGCCCGCTGGCCGCAGAACTCGCACCTCACATCGCCGCAGGCACTGACGGCGTGATTGCGGCCATTCTCAACCGTGCAGACATTCCAGCAAAGGGTAAGGTGTTGTCGCATGACATTCGGCAATACCTGATGTTGGTTGATTTGCTGATCGCCATCGAAGCCAGCTCGCAGCCGGCTTGTGTTGCTGCGAAACGTGCGTTGGAAGTCTTCCCGATCTTCGACCTTTCCAACCCGATGATCCTGGGCAAGTTCACGCAAGTGCTTGATGGTCTGGTGGCTGAAGAACTGATTCCTGACTTCACGGAAGTTCACAAGATGACGATTCTGTCTTTGGCTGATACGCTAATCAGCCGAGTGGAACAGGCCGGACTTGGTAACGTCGATCACATGGCTGTTGCCAAAGCATTGAGGGGTTAAATCATGGCTGAATTCACTCTATCCGGTTACAAGGCCAGTGCAGAAACTGCGCTGACCACAGAACTCAATGCACTTGCTAACGGTTAATAATCTGCTTAGTGCAAAAACAATTGATAATATACTACTAAGCCAAGGATTAAATCTTCTAGTTAATCATTTAGCTAATAGTAATTTACTTACTACAGCTGATTTAATTCAAGCTAATACTTTAATATTACAAAGTCTAGCTACTGGTAATTCAATAAGCTCAGTATTACTATACCAAGCTTATGTACTAACGGTTAATAATCTGCTTAGTGCAAAAACAATTGATAATATACTACTAAGCCAAGGATTAAATCTTCTAGTTAATCATTTAGCTAATAGTAGTTTACTCACTACAGCTGATTTAATTCAAGCTAATAGTCTAATACTACAGAGTTTAGCTTCTTCAAACTCAATAAGTTCAGTATTACTATACCAAGCATATACATTAACAGTTCAGAACTTAACTAATGCAAAAATAATTGATAATGTACTACTAAGTCAAGGATTAAATCTTCTAGTTAATCATTTAGCTAACAGTAATTTAATTACTACAGCTGATTTAATTCAAGCTAATAGTCTAATACTACATAGTTTAGCTTCTTCAAATTCAATTAGCCCAGTATTATTATACCAAGCACATAGTTTACTAATTGATAGTCTAAATATAAATTCTAGTATAGAAGAGTTTGCACTTTCACAAGGCATAACTATAAGTTTACTAAATCTATTAGTATCAAATACTAATAGCACTATAGAATTAAACCAGAGTAATGTATTATTAGTTGACTACTTAGATGTAAGTTCTTTTACTGATAATTTAGAATTAGGTACACAAGCACAGTTAATTATATCTGATATTCTTCATAGTAGTTTTATAAATAATATCATTTGGATTAATAATATTATTCCAGAAGCTAGAATAATAGTAACAAGTACTGATAATAGGTATGTTTTAATACCTATAGAAAATAGGTTCTTACTAATAGCTAAGGACGATAGAACTTTATTTGGAGTTTAAAAATGAAATATCTCACTAAAGGTGACTTGCTCACCCTCCTAGATGATGAAGCAAGCGCCTTTACTGCATTCATGATGGACCCTGCTCAATTCGGGGTTCAAGAACCTTTGCTCACTACGCTGAAGCTGGAGAAGCAGAAGTTCGACTGGACGAATGGTGTGGATGTGGGTCTGCCTCAAGTGCAGGCACTGGTATCTGTGCTGCAAGGCTACGGTGTTATCTCGGCTGAGAAAGCTGCTGCCATTCATGCGACGCCTGACACCCCTGAACTGGATTCATTCACGGTCAACATTCTGGCTCAGGATGAGATTACCGAAGCGAATCGCTACGGCGCTGAAATGCGTGGCAGTAACTATTACACCAAGGTTGATTTCCTGAATGACACCAAGGGCGAGGTTGTTACTGAAGAATTTATCTTCGACCGAGTACCTTCTGAAGCTGAAATGACTGCTGCCATCATGCAGCACATCAAACACTTGAAGGCTCGCTAATGGCTGTCCAGACAGTTACAGCCAACGTGAATGCTGATGCGATTGCATCGGGTGCATGGCGTTCCAATGACTCTCTGACCATCAATAATGGCGCAGTGGTTACGGTCAACACGGATCAAGCTAGGTTCTGGAATAGCATCACCATCAACAACGGCAAGCTGCGCATTGAGAATACCAGTACGACTGATGCCATTCGTTTCATCATGGGGCGGGTATCAGGAACCGCAGCAGGCAACATCACACCTGCCTCTGGATTGGGTTCTGTGGAGATTGCAGGTAACTGGATTGAAATAGGTACGAGTAACGGTACAGCAGGCCAGACTTTCACCGTGCCTTACCGTGATTACGTGGCTGCGTTGTGGGTAGAGACTGCACCTAGTTCTGGCGTCTATGAGTCCTGGGCGAATGCTGGTGAACCTTACGGTATGGTTCCTAAATGGCTGTTGTCTGGTCTTGCTGCGTTTGGTAAAGGCCGCAAGGGCATGGTGTTTAAACAAACCCCTAATACCGCACAGCATCGCAATATCGTTCTGACCAACTGTTCCATTACCAATGCCAGCCGTATTGCTACGGTAAGCAGCACAACTGACTTATCTCCAGGCGCACATATCACTGGTTCAGCAGGTATTACTGCGAATACGGTAGTTGAGAAAGTGCTGTCTGCCACTCAGTTTGAAATGAATGTGGCGGCTACGGCTACCAGTTCAGTCGTTACGATGACTATCTATACCACTTGGGAAGTACAGCATACAAACCAAGTGGTATTCGGTGATGACTTCGACGGTGCGATTCCGCCGAATGGTTGCAAGATCAGAATCCCGAACATCATGGTGACGCATGTATGTGGCGAGAATATTCACAACGGGGCAGTCACTGGAACCTATATCGCCTTAACTAATTCAGGTAGTTTGATTGCCGATACTTGCTTATTTGATGTGGCTCCGGGTAACTATACCGGAGCAGAGAAACTTTCACTGAAACGTATTGGTTGTAGTTATCCGCCAACGCTCAGTAAGGTTTACGGCATTGATATTGATGATATGTGTGTGGCGGTACGTCCCTTCCGTAATCATTGGGGAGCAACTACACCTGTACTTGATACTACTGCAACCAACGCTGGAAGCAACGGCACGCTTTGGGCTATTAGCTACATTACCGGTTCAGTTAAAAAAATACACATAGCCGCCACTAAACAGATTGGTGGTGGTACTTCCAGCATTCTGCGCTTCGACTATTGCGATGGACTTACTTTAGAAGACACTCGTCTTATTTGTCAGGGTGGCAGAAATGCTCAATCCATGCTTGCGCTATATTATGTCAATAACTCAATTATTGATGGTGTAGAAACGTATGGTGGCCCACCCATTCGTTTTGTCACTTCTTCTGATAACAAAGTAAGTAACGTAGTGTTTGGAATGAGTGTGTATTCAGAAGGTGTTTCTTACGATTACACTAGGTACACTCTGTCGGCACAATATGATCCGGTAACAGGTAATCCGTTAGCTG